CCAAGGATTCTTCTAACCTCAGTAAACAGTGTGTAGAACAAATCTGATACACCTTTTAAAGTTGTGACTCATAGATAAAAATTCCGATACATTAGCATCGGTTAAAAACTCTACAAGTTTACAAAACAAAATTTAATGTATCACAGACCATATCTTTCGATACGACCTACCTCAGGGTCACTCTGAGGGCACGTATTGGGTTGATTAATCCCGTCATTACGCTGACTGGTCTCTCCTTATTAGATCACTTATCAATAGCGATCAAAGGGAGAGATTTAGGATGATGGAGCGATGGCTTCAAAATAGAAAATCGGGGGTCCCAGGTAGAAAAATAGACCGAAGTCTTCTCCTGTACTCACGAAATATTCCATTCTGTAGGTACCAGCGCCGTCACCACCACTAACTATGGTTGTAAACCAAGTTTGAGATGGTGTTGATGAAGTCACATTGGTTTTCTCCTTTGCGAATTCAAATTTGTTGGAATTATAGTAAGGGATTTCCACCGACATTGTCGGATTAACGGCCAAGCTCTGAATTTGAGCTCCATCAAGGCCTCCCCTTCCTAGGTATTTGTTGACAGCTAAAGCTTGCCCACCAGGATTGACTGCTGTACCTAACGGTGTAGTAGCCACGACAGCTGTTCGACCAGCATCATTTTCTATCCTAGAAACATACATCGAACTACCAATGGTGTCCAATGTTGAAGCATCAATAAAATACCTAATTCCTCCGCGCCTAGCAGCAAAAGCGCAAGAAATATATTGCAGAAGCGTCATTTGTCCGTAAACATATACGCCTCCTGTCAACCCTATCGCACGACCGGCAACTGCTGAACCGGTTCGATATCCAGGATATAACGGAAAAGCAGGCTGAGTGGTTGTAAGCACTCTGTCCGGAGCCGCCAAATCTGGAATAATATGCGAAAAGTTGTATCTACGTAACAACTGTCTAAAACTGGGAATTGACTCACCGAAATACACTAATGTACTTCCATCTGTGATGTCTGAGCTCATTGCCAATGTACGAGTTGTGTTTGTAGATTCCGATGCGTTCGCTTCTTCAGCGTGGGGATTCAATTCATCCCCTACTCTGAGTCTACCGATCACATTGGATGTAGGAGCTGCAACCTCGAAATTGTCGTCAACTGACATGAAAACGTTCACTTCAATGTCATTATCAACTGTGTCATCTGGCACAGCCAATTGGTTGACTACATAAACAGAAAGTATTCCATTACCCAGCGTGCCATCTCGTGGCATTGGAAGGGTTTTGGAAAACATATCTGATTCGAGTTCTCCTGCGTAGTGGTGTTGCCGCCAAGCAAGCGACTCACCCCAACCGACTTTCATTGTGACATCTTTCTCATTCGAGATGTCAACAATGGTTGTATAAGCAGTGTTGTATTCTGCTGTCGTCTGGGCTGATTGAGGATCATAAACAATCTTCAACCTTCCCTTGTGAAACTTACTGCACACGATTTGAAACCGATACTTCATAGTTCCCCTCCAATATTCGAAAGGTTGAACTGCAAAAGCCGGTGCGGTGAGATGAATCTCATCGTTAAATCTTGCGTGTACACCAGGATCGACGCGCATGCTGAATAACAACGATTCTGAAACACTTGTTTTCCTCCAATCAAAAGACGTCAAATATGACTCTTTTTGCGCAATGTGCAAAATAGTCATTTCATCAATAGGTTCAAGTCCTAAAATTCGAGGATCAATGGTCAATTCTTGTTTCGCATCCACAGTAAGTTTCGACACTTCTGAGTCTACGTTAGTATTAGCCAATGTACCTTTAGTTTCAGGCCTGAATTTTGATGTCTCCAATAAAGGAGTTGAACTATAGCCAAAAAGAGTTGCAATTTCACCAACTGTCGTTGCACCCATGCGTGTTGCAGTTGCATAGGGTCCGATGTATGGTATTTTCTCAGCATAGCCTGCCATCCTCGCTATGGCACCAGCAATACGAGATACAGGTTTAACCTGATACTCATCTGCTTGTGGTACCAATCCAGATGGATTGGTTTGCGTTGGAACGGCAAGCTTGACTTCTTCTGCCCATGCAAAAACAGCTATGTTAATAGTGGACGAACCACCATTAGCTGTCTTTAGAGGATTAAGTTGCAGCATGTCAATTTCTCCCATGCCTTCAATGTCTGCACCTGATGTAATCAGCAAAGAAGGTTTATAATGGAAAAAAGGTAGACACATTTCTGCTCCCTGACCCTCCATTGGGTCTAAGAAGACATGAGGTCTTTGCGTTGCAGCAACAGCATCTACAGTCAACAAACTTCTCGTGACTGTGAGATCGTCTACTACATGTAAAGGATTGTATGAAACCAACATTCTACCATAATGAAATGGTGTACCATTGATCACGAACTTTACACATAGCTTACTTCGCAAGAGATTGAAATTAGCAATTCTGTTTGCTACTCTTTTGTTTCTGTAAAACAGTGCCCAGGGATTAAATCGTGCTCCCAGGGTTACTGATGTTGACCATTCATATTCGGCAATCTTTATCGGACGCCTAAAGAAATCCGCATTTTCAACATCTGTTTCCAGAATCTGCTCAAATGAATCTACCATCGTGGTCCCCACATGTTCGTGGTTATCTTGAGTGGTTGATTCAAAATCAACATTTTCTACTTCCTCAGATTGTGGTTTGAAAGCTCTATCCACAAATCGTGCTCCTATCAAGAGCATAATGAGGTTGCAAATAATATTGATCGTCCTATCCAGGACTGACGGTTTTGAGTTGTCCGCCACAACACTTTTGTTGTTATTTAAAATTTCATTAAAAGTAGTGATGCGCTTTGTTTATAACGTTGGTTTTGCATCAAACACAACGCCAGAGCTCAATGATTCGGCTGACTAAGCCAACAGTAAATACTGTTAACATCTAAAATTCACACATTCCTTCATGACTTGTTACCTTGAGGTGCAACAAGTCGTGCGGTAAATCAGTGTGAAAGTCCTCGATTTAACGAAACGGCATTCGAGAGACGCCAAATGTTTATAGTCATCGCTGACTGGATTGTGAAAAGGCCACAAGCCAAGCCTGGATGTTTAACGTCATCCCTGACGGGACGCATTTAACACCGGTACTTCTCAATCCAGTGTTCAACACGAGATTCAAATGGAATCAAAATGTCGTGAGCAGGTAAATCCACCCGCTTACACACTTCCTCCATCTGTTTCAATCGCATATCATAGACTTCTCTGCCATGTGCGAACCATTCGTGCATAGCACCTTGTAGCACTGAGCGCTGCAATTCTGCTGTTGAACAATTCTTTGACTTGACATTGCTGTGCAATGATTTGAAGATTGAATTTTCGTCCAATTTTCCGATAGTTTGTCCAATCTCTGGAATATAGTTAGATTTCCTCTTTAAGAAATCAACATCTTCTTTATCCAGAAATTCAGAACTTGAGTTATCTTTACTTGGTAGTGTGACCTTCATTTTATGTTCTGCAAGAAATGCCTTGAAATATTCAAAATTGAAATCTCTGTATTTCTGCACAACACTTCCTATAAAGTCGTCACCATAAGTTAATGCACTCACACACTTTCGAAAATCCCCGATTGGGACATCTCGGAACAAATTGAAGAATGCTATACGTACATACAAACTTCCTGCTGTTCCATTAATGTCCACCGTCAAATTGTTTCCTGATGTGTTCATATTAAATGCCATGAACATAACACCATTCCAATCGATCAAAGGATGAGTCAAATCAATGACCATCATTTCCATAAGTGTAATATCTTCACTGGTATAACCAGGTACACTTTTGGCAAGTTCGATGAATAAGTACATCACGGAACGTGTCATTTGAGAATTCATTCTGACGTCATACTTGCTGTAATCCCATGCAATCATCTTTCCATCTGTTGCATATTTTTCAGCATGTTCCATCAATGTTTGCCATTCAGGTCCCATTGCATTAACACCAACTGCTGACTCTGTCAAAGTCGGATTGTGATGCATGAAACGCAAAATTGGCAAAAAATAAATCCTCAACCAAATTCCAAAAGCAACACTTCCACCTTGGAAAACTCGCACTTTCTCAGAATCGAGAGGTGTGGGTTCATCCTTTAAAGTAGCTGCTGTGACTGGGTAGGCTCGCGTTCCTTCCAACCAACACTGCTTTTGTCTTTCCATTTCTTCCAAAACAGAAGGGTGTGGAGTCCTGGAAACCAGAACTCCATCCTCCCGCTTTTCGTCAAACCATTTATGTTTGGCTTGGAAAATAGGAAATCCCATGCTTGTGTTCATCGGAATGGCATCAATAAAACGTTTTCCGTCTATGCCAAGAATGCTTTCTTCCAATGTCAATGGTCGAACTTCTTCTGTTTTGATCCATTCTTGCAGTGATTCCTTAACAGGTCCAACCCAATCTTTCATAGCCATTACGACTAGATCAGGGTCAAAAGGATCTGCTGGATTCACCACATGTTCCAAAGTTTTATTGTATGCTGCCCAATTAGGGGTCATTTTGGGTGGCCCCCATTTGTTTTGCACACCTGTTATCTCTGCAACATGTGGGGACAATTCACTTTGCACAACACGGCTTTTCTGCGTTGATCTCAACGCTGTAGCACCTAATATGTCAACACAAGTGTTTTCATCAGCTGTAGCAAGTTTGCACAGCGGATGTACTTCTGTTGATACAATAAGAGGCTTACCATATTGTGTAGCAGGAATTTTCCCAGCTTTGGAAGATAATGTGACTCCATAACATTTCTCTAAGTCCGAGCACATTTGCTCGTACATACTGTATGTAACAGTTTGAGAAACACCATAATTGTCACGTTCTCTTCCAGCTATGTGAAAACCCAAAACCACGGGTGATGTTTGATCAGAAATCACAACGCCCATACAAGCTCCCACTCTTGCCAAATCAGTGTTATACGAAACACCGTCGTACACAAAACCACAATGTGACAATTTGCCACTTTTCGCCAAAATACTAGTAGTGTTCAAGATCAAATCACGGCCTCGAACAACCATTTTTGCAGCACAAGTGCCATCAGAAATTGTTTTTGGTAAAATATGTGATACGTCAGCAAAGTCTGGAGCGTTAGGTACATACGCTGCGACCATATCCAAACCACCAATACCCACGCATTGATTAAGTGAAATACGCACCCTAAACCTAGATCCAGGTGAATTATTTCGCTGCACATCAACTGTAAGTAAACGTGAAGGTGTTTTGGTGACATCTGCTCCTGGATAGAACACATGTCTTGGAAGCCACATAACTGATGTTCGTGGAAAGAAAGCATTACAACGAGTCTTCGACCCATCATCTCTTTCAACGTCCATCCAGCATAAATTGCGGGAAATGGCGTTGCGCACTTCTAGAGTTGTAGAGTATTTAACTCGTTCATCACTTTCGTATGAAGCTTTCTTACTTCCAATCAACCATCC